CGCACTCCATTACTGGATAGCGAGTTTTGTATTAAGAAAATATGGATTGTGTCTCACAACCCAAAGCCACCCCCATACGGGTGGAAAATTAAGGGTTGTCTACAGCGGAATTACCGTAAGAGACGAGTATGTATTGTTCATCTTACCATTGACTAGCGCGTTCAAAGCTTCTGTGTTGCCATAAGTGAACGTGTTGGTCCTCCGGGCTCTGAACCACGTAGGCGCGTTACAAAAGGCGCCAAACGCCATATCGGGACCTGCTGCTGTGTAACACAGATTAGTGCCACCAGATCGTGCATCAGAGTTTGTCAAGATGTTGACGGAATCGACAGGATAAAAGAAAGAGGCCAGAGCTAACAAAAGGCCACCATTGTGCGTGGCCCCAGTACCTGCGGTGTACACCGGTTCGCCGATAAGCGAACCAGATGACGCTCCTGTAACAAGTCTGTAATAGTCGTAATACACGTTCGAAGGTTGAAACTTGACCACAGACTGATACGGAACATGAACCGAACCACCTTTAGTATCCAGTGCTGAGCTACCGTTAGTGGGCCTGACCAAAGCTGACCAATTACCAAACCAAGCAGCAGGAGAGTCCTGGCCAAGCGAAGACACACAAGATTCGGCCATACGATACTTAAGAGCTGGATAAGTTGGATCAGCGGTGAACGTGTTAATGGTTATCTTGTTGATTCCCCTATCGACAGAAATCAAATCAGTCGTACCGTTACTGTAAGGCCGATTGGATCCCACACCCCCCATAATGAAACGGTGGGATGACCTAGCACACGCAAACCCGGATGAAAACCACTGGAAATAAGAATGAGGAGCCACTGAACCCAAACCATAAGTTGAACCATTGGTCCGGAGCTGAGAGTCACCGCAATTAAGGCCAACGCCGCGCGGAACACCTGTGACAGGAATCCGAAGCATATACAATTGGGAGGCTTGATTACGAAAGTAGCAACACGGTGTGGCTCTGTGACAAATATCACGAAGCGATACAACCTGCTCACCTATGTAGCTATCAT